AACTATGTTCAATGCTCAGACAGTTCTAACAGCCAACGGATATATCTGTGTCACCGAAGGTGAGATAGACTGTATAACACTAGTGACTAAAACAGGACACCCAACAGTAGGTATTCCAGGTGCTAACAACTGGAAACCTTATTACAGCAAGATACTTGATGACTTCGACACGGTGATAGTACTAGCAGATGGCGACAGTCCAGGGCTAGAATTTGGCAAGAAGATAAGTAGAGAGTTAGGCAATGTTAATATTGTTCAGATGCCCGAAGGGCACGATGTCAACAGCATCGTCTTACAAGAAGGGGCTGCGTGGTTAGATGAAAGAATCAGAAAGTGCTTCGTATAATAACGAAGTAGATGTATGGGATTACATTAGAGATAACCCTATGCTTATGGGGCTACCCATATCAGATACCAAAGGCATAGATATTCTTGCAGCACTACGAGATATCTATGTAGCCTTAGGCGAAGATGTTACTCAATCCAAAACCCTACTCAGCCTACTAGCCACAGTCCTAGTCGGAGCAGCAGAGGGTCAAGGCAAAGAAGTAATAGAAGAAGTGATGGTTATGGAAGCAATGCAAAAACTAGACAATAATCTAAAAGGGATACTTGATGAAGGACAATAAGCATTTAGAAGACATCTTGCTAGAACTAAAAGTAATTATGATACGCAAGCATCAAGACTACGGCCCCTTAAATATAGCCAATGCCCCAGGTGGGGCAATGAATGGGTTGATAGTCAGGATGCACGATAAGATGACACGGTTAGAGAACCTCCACTACAACCACAACGGCAACACGCCCAACTACGAACCTATCGAAGATACCCTAAAAGATTTAGCAAACTATGCCATAATAGGACTAATGGTACAAAGAGGTTTTTGGGAAGGCTTGAATGGCACAGGAGTACATAACTGAATATGACGCTTTAGTAGCGTCACTTGCAGCCGAGTATCACCGAAGGTATCCGATGCTTGAGGTGTTAGATATACGACAGGTGTTATGGCTTTGGTTTCTGACCCATTCCAGAAAGTATGCCGAGTGGTCTGCGTTAAACCGCAAAGATAAAGACAAGTTGATAGCCAAATCCCTACGCAATGCAGCGATTACATACTGTGAAAAAGAAAAAGCAAAAACAATTGGCTACGAGTTGATAGATGTTTATTACTACGATGCCACAGTTATAGAAGCATTTCTGCCTAGCATTATCTCTGAAACATATGAGATGCCATCAAAGATTAAAGACCTAAACTTTAAATTCAATAAGTCAGAACCCAGCAATGATGGCAACAACTGGCTAGTACTACGTTCAGATATAGCAGCAGCCTACTACAGGTTATCGGAAGCCAAACAGAACATACTCAGGATTAAGTTCAGCACAGAGAACAGCGACTGGGCAGAGATAGGTAAAGATTTAGATACAACAGCAGATGGTGCACGTATGAAGGTGCAGCGTGCAGTCAATTCGTTAGTAAGAATCTTAGGTGGATGGCGTCCATTTACAGACAATGATTCTCCAGTTGTGGAGGAAGATGAAGATGAGCCAACCGAAACACATTAGAGAACTACTGCATATCAAGGACTACAGCAAGGCTATGGACTTGCGTGGTGAGCCGACAGAGGTATGTGCCTGTGGATGTGATGTCTTTATTATGTTAGGTGGATTTGTAGATGGAGAGATAGCATTTTATTTTACAGATGGGGAGTGTGCTAGTTGTGGCAGTATGGTAACTCTGCCTACCCCATCAGGAGAGGATGACGGCATTGCCACGTTATGATTTTCAATGCAAGGCTTGCGGTGCATTGACAGAACACACAGAGAACATACCGCCAGCCTGTCATCTTTGTGGAGAGATGATGGCTAGACTATGGACATCAACGCCAGTGCACTTCAAAGGCACAGGCTTCTATGTAACAGGAGGATAACAGTGCCATATTATGGACGTGAATTAACAAAGAATACTTCATTACATATTGGATACTCAGTCAGGTTTGCACTTGGATTTACTATAACTAGATACGGGTTTGACTTAGATATAGGTCCTGTTTGGATATCTATAGAGTTTAGTAAATTATTAAAGAAACATTATGGGTTTAGTCTGGATGATGAATGATAGTAGAACTCAACCTTGCCTAGAACAAAAAATAAAACATATGATGAGCAGCGTATCTCACGGATACGTAGATATGGAATTGATGTTCCAGACTATAACCGTATCCTTGAAGAACAAGGCGGTGGTTGTTATATATGTGGTAAAAAACCAGAACCAAAACGAGCATTAGATATAGACCATAACCACACAACAGGAAACGTACGCGGACTACTTTGTTCTATACATAACAGAGGAATAGGTTTTTTTGAGGACAACCCAATACTATTACTCAAAGCCATAGAGTATTTAATCAAGGATAGAAATGACAAATAAATCTTCTTTTGATTTAGATTTTTCTTTTGGTAGAGAAGGAGAACAACTAGTAGAAGAACTTCTTACCAAAGGAAAACGAGTAGAAGTTAAACGGGATAGGAAATGGCAAGACACAGGAAATGTCTATATAGAGACCGCCTGTTTCTTTACTAAAAAAAATGAGTGGGCACCTAGTGGACTAGCAGTAACAGAGGCAGAGTATTGGGCGTTTGTTTTAAAGAAGACAGTACTGATGCTACCTACCCAAGTGCTACAGTTTGCAGTCCAGAACTACGGCAGAGATATAACCTGCGAGATACCACCGAACCTATCCAAAGGCTACCTTGTAAAGGTGGTAGATTTAATAGAAGCAACTAAAGTGTTTTCTTTCCAGCCAGGGGAAGGCTGATAGAAAGCAAAATAAACCCCCTATCCAATTAAGGTAGGGGGTTTATTTGTGTCTGTAATCGCCTTATACGGCGTTTAAAAGGCTACTCAGCAGCCTTATCAAACTTTCGTCCAAAGTCAGTCTCGGCTCTATCAGCCCACTTAACTGCTGGGGCAGTGAGGCCGCCAATTAAAACAGCATACTCAGGGGCTAAGTCAGTAGCCAAAGCAATCCCCATAGTCACAGCCGATGCCAAGACAGCACGGAGATAAGACTTAAGTGCAGCCTTAAACTCAGGTTTGCTTACTTTCTTTTTTAGTTTCTTTATTGCTTTCATTTCTTGCCTTTCTTATGGACTGGGCAGGTTTTACAAGTACATACCAATTTAGGTTTTCTATCCAGTAAATTACTAATAATAGATTTATCAGCATTGTATTTCTTTTTAGGAATAGGTTTTAATCTAGCCTTTATTTGATTCGCAACTTTAGATTGATTCAACCACCAGAACCAAGGGCTAGTGTCATTACGGTGAGTATCATTAATAGAAATATGTAGATGGTTAAGGTGAGAATTATTACCTGTGTACTTCCTATTGCCTTCTTTGCGTCTGGCTCTTGACCAAATTTTTTTATTGTATATGAGGTAATCCACTCGTTCATCTTTTTTAAGTTTCTCAAAAATGATAGCACAATCAATACCGCCCTCAGGGTCGTGGGTTAAATCTACTGCTAGCCCAGTATTGTGGTCCGAATTCGGGCTGACTTTCTGATGCGCTAACGAAGGCAACAACCCGTCTGACAGTTTCTTGCGCTTCGGATACAACGCTGTCGCCTGACGGAGCACAGCAATAGCAGCAGGTGACGCTACTTTGGCTACAGGTTTCATCAGATGTCTTCTTCATCATCTTCCCAGTCAGGAAGGATAGGTACTATTGGTTCAATCGGATTATCCCAAGGTCTATGTATGCTCATTAGTTTCCTTTGTTTCTATGTCGTAATGAAATGCATTTGTATCTTCAGTTACCCACTTCTTCTTATCTTCTACATCCCACTTACGGTCATTGATTATCCTGTGGATGAGTGGGTCGCCATACTTAGTTGTATATGATGGCTCGAAGACGAAGGTTCTATTGTTAGGTTGGATAGCATAGTTGCCATCTTCACGCTCTATAACGTGCCCACATTTGTGCTCATCAGGTGTTTCTGAGTAGCCATCATCTAGCCTATTAGAGTCAGGGTTATGCCAGTCAAGAGTAAAGAGATACTTGCCATTAATTTTATTTTTATTTCTATCTGTGTAATGCAGACTTAGATTAGTCAGGTTAGCAAACTTGGTGGCTGTTATGTATGGACTAAAGGAGTTCCAAAGCACTAGGTTATGTAGGTCTACCTCTGGCACACCTGGTTTATTACAGAAGGCATTGATGGGCATACGCCACCATAGGCCACCATCTTCCATCATAAAGTGAAAGAGTGGGCTTCTATTCTGTACAGAACTAACTCCAAATATCACACAAGGAAAGTACAAGTCGTGACTATCCTTCTGGTTACGCAGGAAGTTACCACGTACAAAGCAATCTATCGGAGGGATATTTGCATTTAACTCTGGCACTACTTCCTCAGCGCTTCTTTTACAAACTCGGTAAGTAAATCTATCTGCTTCTCTAACCCATCTACCTTATCCTTCAGACTTGAGCCACCATTAGGGCGTAGTTCATATAAGTAATGTTTAACCAGCCAGCGCACAGCACCAGCAAATCCAGCAATCAAAGTAAATATGGCTACGGCTAGGCCAGCCCATTCAGTAGGTGTCATTACACAGTCCTTACGAGTATGTCAATCGTTCCGCCATAGCCAGAAAATCCTCTATCTGGTGGAGTCATCCGAGTGAAGGTGATTTGTTCTATTACAACCTGACGGCTTTCGCCAGTCTGTAAGTCTTGCCAAGTTACAATGTCTCCATCTTCTTCAATGGATTCTAACTGTCCTATACGGTCATTAGCACGGCCTTCATAGCCAAGTGTTACATTGTACTTATCTGTCTCTACGTCATAACAGAAAACAGGAAACTTAATTACTCGTTGTCTAGGTGTAGCAATAGTAGCCTTTGCCTGATACCCCTTGAAGGTAGGACCTTTACTGCTATCTGTTGCATCTCTAGTTAAAAGAAATCTATATGCTAAAAATTCTTGTGCTCCTGTTGGCTGGCTAGTAGCCACCTCTACTGCTGGAACTGATGAGTCGTAAGTGACTGCGTCATATATTGTGCCGTCTGCGTCTACTGTTTGTAAAGACATAGAGCCAAAAGTAAATACACCACGGCCTACTAAACGCTTAAAGTTTTTAGGTTCTAACGTGTTGTATCTAATGAATCCTGTTTTTATAAAACCACTAGTTACTTTTTCTGTATCTTTTTCTATCCAGATACCATCACCTGCTACAGCAAAAGCCACTCTATCGCTAGAGCCTAGGAAGGCTACGTTTACAGCAGTAGATGTAGTATTTGTAGCCACTAAATCTTTGGCAAATGGGAATCGTAACGTACTTAATTCTACGGATAAATCAATACGGTATAGTCCTGCTTCAGCACCAACCAACCCTGATACATAAGCAAATCTATCTCTGAATGCTATGCCTTTAAAGTCACCTTCAATAATTATAGGGCCATACTTAATGCTGCCATCATCTTGGATTGCTGCGACTCTAACGCCTTTGCTAGTGCAGATAACCATATAGGTACCAAGGTATACATCTATAGCATTGACTATCTCAGTGACAGGGAACTGCGCTATCTCAGTAGGCGTAGCCAAGTTAGGAAAACCTAAAGCAGTTGTCCCTGTAGTCAAACCAATCTTAAAGATAGAACTATTGCTACGGTTTTTGCCAGCATAGTAAATAGCATTAGGTCCTTCACAGATACTGGTCCATACCCAAGCGCTAGTAGGATGGGTAAAGGTAGCAGTAGGCAGGGCTGTAGTAGCGTGACTACCAGATGGACTTACATTAGGGTTAAGTTCGTAGATAGCATTTGCTACACCAGCCATCAAACGCTGCTTAACAAATCTAACAACAACGCTGCTAGTACCAGTAGCATATGTAGTATCATCATTTGTAGAGCCACCAATATTACCTACGTGTAAAGCAGTTGTACAAGCAGCAAAGTATCTAGTTCCGTCTGTTGTTATGCTAACAATAGGCTGGTTAGTGTGTGCTGCTACTAGGGTATATGTGCTAGTAGTAGGTGTATCTGCCGACATAGTAATTTTCTTAAGAGCAACACCATCAGTAAAAACAATACAGTCATTAGTCCCATCATTGGCACTCATAACTGAAGGTGTATTAGTAGTCGAATAGGTTTCTACTGTGTCATTAAGAAGGGTTACTTCACCTTCTGTCCAGACATCTACCCCTTGGCTATCTGCAAAGCGAGATGTGCCTTCACCAGGGATAAGTGCTGGGTCATAAAAAGTAATGCCAGCCCCCTCGTGAAAGGAAGACTGGCTTCTAATCCACCAACCAGTGAGCGTCTGCTCACCAGGTTCTGTCTGGTTATCAAATTGTTCTTTCTTATATGGAGCAGTCTGGCGTACGTAAGGTTTAGTATCAGAAATAGCATAGATGAATGGCATACCACCAATAGCAACATCATAGGCTATATCAGTATTCTGCCAGATAGCATCAGTAGCAACTACACCAACATCAACAGCAATGGCCCGCGAGGCACGACCTTCTGTAATATCACGACCAGCCACTTATTCTCCTTGTTGCTCTTGTTCCATAAGTTTTGTCTTTAAATGTTCGTTAGCCCAATACAATGCATAGTAGTCATAGTCAACGCTAAA